TCTACAGGGAGGTCTTTATGTCACGCTTCGCTGCGTGCTCTAATATTCAAATAACAACCGTCTTAGAATCGAACTGGCCGATCTTAGCGATCGGTACCGACTTCGAGATAAGTCTTCACCATTTCCGTGTTGTTGCTCATTTCAACCCAAATTTCTTCCGGGATCCCTTGCAGGAAGAAGAAGAACTGGAGTGAGAGCACGTCCGCGCACGCCGCATAGGCACGTTGTGATAGTTTCGACCGCATGATTTCGGCGTCACCAATCGAAATGTCCTTAACGCTAGAGATCGAACGGTCAATAATCGCACTATTCACGTCTTTCCGGAAATTTGGGGACAATTGCTGTGCCAACGCCAGCAGAGCACGCGCGACGCGCCTCTGTAACAGCGAAAAGAACTCGTCCCCCGGCTTACGAACGGACCAAGAATCGTCAGTCGAGCTCGACATGCGTTCAATGAGCTCGTTTGCTTTTTCGAAGGAAGATCGAAGGGCGAAGATGACCAGCTCATTATAGTGAGGCATGACTAGCGAGGTCATATCTCCTGTTCGCATGGAAGCGAAGTTCTCGGGACGGAATGCGCCACGCATTGACACATTGTTGATGGTTACGTCGAACGTGAAACGTGATTTGACACTTTTTAAGATACGGTCGTCGAACGCTACAACTCTGGTGTTGAACGCAGCTGGACCCAGGAGTTGAGGCTTCGGATTAACGGAATCGAGAGGCTCGAATTCTCGAGCGGCCATCAAAATCGTGTTACGATCATCGGAGTACACTTCAGTTCCCCGATGTACACCGCTGAAGACGTCCAAGCTCTTCTCGTCAGTCTCCACAACATACCACCACTTAGGAGTGTACTCGTAATCAGGTACGTCCTTATCAATAAGAACATAATCAGCCGGGTTCGGCAGCTCAACGTACAATCGGTCCGCCAACATGCAGCACAGATCCGTCTCGTCTGCACCAAGGTGCAGCTCCGACACGGTTCGATCGTGCATCCATCCCGCTTCGATCGCATCCGTAAGCACGCTGTGAAGCAGGTCAGCTCCCATGACGGTATCGAACGTCGCATTCCCGTAGGCAGCTTGAATAACTTCCGCTACTCGATCCTTCGTGGCGTTGATGTTAAACGAACCAGCCATGAGCGAATCCTCTAACGAGAAGACTGCCTGTGCTACTGGCTGCACTTTAGCTGAGCGGAAAACTAGCGCAGCCTTGACTTGTCCTTTTACGTCGCGAATCTTCCGTAGCCCAAAAGTACGCAGACTCTCGGCCTTGCTTACCCAAGCGTATCGCTCCGAAGATTGCAGCGCTGCGAGAATGATCGGGCCCCATTTCTCCAACTTCCACCCTTCACAGACCAGATTCACTGAACTACGGGGAGGCAGGGCCATCGCGGCCTTCACAAACACTAAGTTCTTCGATAGCTCGTCTACCACGCGGCTGTTCCTCCAATCGCTAGAGACTGACCCAGTGAGCACCCCGTCGGACAAGGTTCGGTCAATATTCGCGCGCACTCCTCGGATCATGTCGCCTACCACGACCGCGAGATCGTTAATCTCGTATAATTCAAGACCAATTTTACGGAAGTTTTCAGCTAGTAGCTCCGCCAATGCCGAAACCGAGTATTTGATTGACCTGTCGATTCCGGAGGCCCTCGTAGCTTTAACGGCTTGCATAACTTGATACACCGCAACATCGTTTCTAACCGCATTCGTGCTAACTGCATCAAAACCGTAGCGCATATGTTTAGAGTACTTCATGTTCCCCGAAACGATTCCCAGATCGATCAATGTCGGGAGAATTAGCTCCATCACAACCCCAGCCTGGTCGACCGATAATTTAGCGTGCAAGGCGGAGTACACATCGGTTTTAGTCAACAGGCAGTCCGACGGTTTAACGCTCGTCGTTTTAACCATACCTTTGAAGATCGCTGCGAATTCGCGCGATATGAAGAAGTTCGCAACGCGGATTCGATCGTCGTCCTCAGCTAGAACCTTTGCTACGTACCTAGTGCTGGGAACGTCCCCCCACACTTCGAATGTCTGAGAAAGTCCCTCCCAACGGTCAATAATGTCGCTCATGATCACGACGGGAATTTGACCCGACTCTTCGCGAGCCACCACAGCGTTCGTCTGTTTAACGGTATTCTTAGCCATAATAATATCCTTTAGTTAAGTTAAATTAATGATTCTCAGTAGCACGACGGAATGCAGAGCTCATTGCGGGCCCTGACACTACCATTGCTATGCGTTTCTCGATCTCATAGTTGTCGTTCACGTCTCCGAGAGAGGTGCTACGCACCACACCAATGCCGTCCTTGCTGTACGTCAACACGATCGAGCCGCTGTCGCGTTTCAGGGATTCACCTTTGCGGGCAGCGTATTCCCAAGTTTCCGTTCCCTTCACCACGATAGTCATAGTGGCATTCGAGCGAGAGATCTCGGCCAGCAGTTCCAGCACTTCAGGATCTGGAGTAGATGGGTTTACGGGAATGTAAATTGTGCACCCAGCAGAACACGCCGTGGATGCGAGTCCTGAAATCGAGACGAGGGCATCGCGCGACAAACCCGATTTCATTGCGGCCCCGCCGCCAGAAAGTAAGTCTTTGATCGAATCAAGTACAACGTCAGGTCCCGCTAGCATCGAGTTAGCCAGACTGTATGCCACTGATTCGTGAGAAGAAGAATATCCCGCAAGCGGTTCTCCAACTCGAACAGTAGAATAAGAATCTACTCCGAAAGAGGCGAGTGCATGCGCGAGAGGAGTCTTTCCGGACCCACCACCAGCAATGATTAAGCACACTCCGCACGGAATAACAGTCTTTCCGACCTTCTTGTTCCCAGGTGCGGAACCTGGAATAGAGTAGTCGAGTGAAGGATGCACGCCCACCGGGTGGTGTCCAACGAGACGGCCCTCTTCGTCGACAACCACTTCGCCATCTCGCGTGACGGTCACTGTCGCGGATCCGTATTTGACGGTGATCGCCGGACTGTTTGAAGGCGCCTGGGTTATCGCGGCCTCAAACATTCGACGCTGTTCGCCTACTGACGCATGGATACGTTCCAGCTCCTCGCGTTTCTTGACGCGATCCGCCACTTGAACGACAGAATCACAGCGGTTTATGTAATACTCTGGCGCCGAGTCTACTTCTGTAGAAGGCACCTCTTCAATGTTTCTGTTCATTTAATATGTCCTGTGTAATAACGATTTAACATGCTCTCCACTACCGGAGGGGGGATTTTTGAGGTGACCGCCGCAAGAACGGGCGCGGATATCTCCTCGCTAGAAAACTTATAATGTATCTTTGCTGGATCTTCGAGTAGCTCCCTATCTTTGCTGGTCAGTCCGTTCATGTCGAGCTCTATTCTCGAATGTTCAGACATCAATGTTGCAGTGAAATCTCCGAAATGAGGAGCCATCATACTACGGTAGATGCTATTGTGTATCTCCCAAGCATGCCTTCCCTCTTCTGTCTTAGTGATATTGGAAATCCTATCGATAACTCCAATAGTCCAATACTTTCTATGTAACCCACCGATAGAACGTTCTGGAACCCACAGTTTCTCAAAGGTAGTGTGAATCTTCGCTTTCGGAGTGTAACTTAGCGACGTCCTCAACTCTCTGGTCAAAAGCTGGCCTGAGAACCCTTGTCCCACTTCGGGCTCAACGGCGTATCTTCCGAGCTTACGGTCCGCGCGCAGCACTTTGAAACGGTCGTGGTCATGGCGGCTTCTAAACCAGACGATTTCGTCATCCCCATTGTTGACGAAGCCCATCGGGCCCTTTCCTTCCAGAAAGGTTCGACAACGACCAACCACGGGGTACATCTTATTGATAACAATAAGGGTATCGATAACCTTCTGGACCTTTGCGGTTAGAGACGTACATGCGTGCCCAGACCTGTTGCCACTATGTAACTCGGAACTCCAGTCAGCGGGATCTCCTACCCAAACTCCTCCCTTTCCATCGACGCTTAGAGGTTTGCTGTAATACGGAGCAGTGTACAGTCTCCAAGACGCCTTCACTATTCTAGGATCCCAGTACTTCTCCATGACTGAGTGTTGCATTCGGATGTCGTCGATGTGCATCGATCGATCGTATTCGGTCACGTCTGAGCAAAATATATACTTTCCTTCAGTTATCTCCTTTATTTGTTCAGGTGTGTTAATGTGAAACGTGCTCGGGAATCGGTCAAATAGCGAGTACATCGCAGTAGTAGCGCATACCTGCAAAAAACAGTTAACAGTCCACGGACCAGCTTGGACCACACGTGCACGTACCGCCGAGAAGTCGTCGTATCTAACTCCGTCTATAATTACGCTTTTGTCAGACGCGAATTCTCGACCCTTCCTCCCTGAGGTCAATGCGTATTGAAGATCGATAACCTTACGTATCTTTCCGGGCGCGTCGACTTGTCCCCGCTTCTGGATGTACATGCCATACACCGTTTCGAAATCGTTAGCCAATGTAATGGCATCTGACTTGTCAACTGCGTTAAGCATGGCTTCGAAGTTCTCCTCTACGAATAACCATTCCGCGAAAGCTAACTTCCATTGTACATCGTGAGTGAATCGTCTCATTCCGCTGGTTGATAGCTTGGCTACGTTGACGGGACGAACGACAGCCTCTGACCAAACCAGTTCCCAAACTTCGTTGGCTATAAGCTTGTCTTCATCGGACATGCCCGCTCGAAGTCCCAACTCATTTACACGGTAACGTTCATTGTCGACAGCGGTGTAGGACATTGGGTTCATAAAATACCCAGCTGGACACTTTATCCGATCGAATGTGGTGTGGATGCCTGTTTTGGAGAAGCCCTCACCGTCCGTATCGGGAGGAAGTTCAGAGTTTAACCTCTCGACCAGAGCCCTTTGGAAGGCGAGGGTTCTTGGGTCAAACGAGAATACCTTAGGATACAAAACGACTGAACTTCTCGAGATCAGAGGTGCGCTATGCGAGGACGCGCCGTTAGTAAACGCCTTCTTTAAAAACGTTTCATTATTGACGGTGTCCAGCCTACCGTAAGTTACCACATAGTCCTCCGGAGGTACGTCTCCCCAGTTCGGAGCTACGTCCTTAGTAAGCTTGGTATGTGCAGTACTCTGGTTAAACTGCGATTTCTGGGACTGTTCTAGACTCTCGATCATTTAGAGCCTCATGTCATCATCGTCGCCAAGATCGTCGTCGATGTTGTCGCTCCCGATCTTAGCGAGCTTGAAATTGGAGTGTTCCTTTACCTCTCCCGTTTTACGGGTGTATTTGGCTTTCTCCTCGTCATGAATCGTTCTTTTCTGAGCGGCGAGCTGCTCTTCGATTTCGCCTGCGACGCGAAGCTCCGAGATAAATGGAGCGTAAGCGACTTTGTCGAACGCCCAAGTAGCTTCGTCGAACGTAACGGTGTAGCTCGCGCCTGGAAGGCCAGTTAATGTGGCTAATTGAACGTCGAATACAGGCGTGTTCTCAGAAATACACTGGAGAATCCCGAGCTGGTCGGGACGCATCAACATTACCGTGCGATCAGGCACATCTCTGATGTCGAAGATAGACTCGATTGTTGTGTAGGCCAACACTCCATCATTTGGAACCTCGTCTGGTGCGGGAGCGACGAAGAGCGTCTTACTAGGCTCTATGACCTTCATTCTCTTGTTCCTGGCCTCGTAGTTTTCAACAATGTTCTCGATATCCATAAAATTTCCTTTATTAAACAAATGAAAGACGTGGTTTACTTTAGGGTAATTGATCTCAACTTCGAATAGATGCTGAGGAATGTCCCTTAAAGCGCGGAAGATCGGTCCGATCTCTCCGGACGTTGCGACCAAAGTACGCGAAAGCAAGAAACCTGGTTTTATTCTCATCTTCGCAATGACTTCCTGTGTCGAATTACTGACGATTAGCATCTTTTAACTCCCTTTACAACGACGTCTTCGTCTAACATACCCATCTCTAGAGCAGTCTCGATCACGGATTGCCTCTCCTTGTAAAAGACATCGGCGCGACATCGAGTTTGAATGTACATGTAGCTAAAACTTAAATAAAAAGCCGCTCGTACGAACAACTCCTCATTATCTGTGTTTAGCTCAGCCCACTGTTGTAACGAAAGAACGACTCTCATGTCTTAAGCACGTTCTGTAACTTAATGGGAAAAGCCTTAGGATGTAGCTCTTCATCAATAAGTTTGACTTCGTTGACCATCTCCTGGATCATGTCTAGAGCATACGTCCGCACATCGTCCGGGCCATCGTCCACGAGGATCAACTTTCCGGACAGTAACGACACCCACGCGCGTCCCATAGCTTCGATGGTAACTTTGCCCGGATAGACGCGGCTAGTTTCGAACGCCCTGAGAGGCGACTGGAAGAGCTCGCACTCAAATCGAGCTATGCGTCGTCCAAAAGGGCCAGGTTCATAGCAGTTAATATAAACGTTCATTTGTACTCCTCATAAAACCGACATGCTGAACGAACGGCAGGTAAGTCGAGTGGTGCACTGCATTGCTTGCACTCGTACTCAATTGCTTTGAGGTCAGAAGATTCGCTAACTATCATGTTTACTCCTACTTCGTTTACAGAAACTAACCATCAGGTTAGGTTTGAGATCTATATCTCTTCAGGTCTTTCCCACTCCGCGCTTTGGCGCTTTGATAGGGGGCCACATCATTCGGTTATTTAGACCTAGCGACGCGTTTCACCTTCATACCTCCGTCCTGATTAGGGTCGAAGTGCTGAATCCGGTAGATGACTTTGTGGCCAAGCTAACCGGTTGCCAGGTGACGGGGTTCAACGTTCCCGCGAACATCCGTACAAAAACTATACGCCCATATAAAAATTTTTGTTAAAAAAGCGCGAACAGCGCGTCACCCGCGGA